TGTATATTTTATCAATACATGATGCGATCAAATTAAAAGATTGCTCCATTGCATTTTCATCTTTAAAATCAAAGTTGTTTTTAATAAACTCATCAAGAGAAGGATACTTAAGTTCCATTATTAAAGTTTTATCTAATTCAACCTTGTTAGAGTGACCCTCAGTTTTTTTAACTTTGATATCATCTAAATCTATTGTCACAGGAACATTTGTTTTCTCATCATCTGGGCAAACTATGTTCACATCTAATGATTCACCCACAGACTTACCACGAATATTTAAAAACAAATACTCAATATCAAAAGTAGGCAATGTCTCTACTTTAATACCCTTTGTTTGAATACAATTTTTAATCACTGCTTTTATAGCAGTGGTTATTTGTTTTGTATCCTCAGTTTCTAGAGCAAGAACTAAAAGTTTTTCCTCTTTCACAAGAAAAGGTCTAAAACTTATCTCCTTTTCTGTAGATGGTAACACCAGACTATAAGTTGGCGTTGCAATTTTTGGTAAAGGCATGATATCCTATTATGCAATTCAGTATATTATATAGCAGGGTTATCTGAGTGCTCTCTGAACAACTCCTCCCACAACATCTCCTAATAAATCTATCCCTGTTAATCTATCTACAGCGATGTTAGCAAATTGACCAGCAGCCTGTGCAAACACTGGATCAAAAGCATCACTATTAGAACGTTTTGAACTATATCTTGTGTATGCAAATGTAACAGAGCATTTTAATAAATCAGATGCGTCATATGAAACTGGCATTGAACTGATCGCTTTAGGAAATGCATCTATAAAAGTATAAGTCAATGGTCTTGTTCTACCCAACACAGGGTCTTTGGAGTTTAAATTCTTTTCAAACTTTGTTATCTCTAACCCACCTTTATATTTTTTAGGAAACTTCATTCTATAGAAAAAATTCTCACTATGATTATCTCTCGTATCGTTTGTTGTATATGACATCCATGACTCAAAATATCTAATTGGTAAGTACTCTTTTGCATCACAATAGAATGTCAATGAGATCTCTGGATCGAATATTCTACGGTGAGCATATTGTTCTGTCACACCAGGAAAATCATTAGATAATTCAGCAGTTGCTAGTTGAGAGCCTGGTAATGTAGTTTCAGAACAAAACAGTTGTAGTTTCTCTCTCCTTGTTGGATCTAAACCTCTGGCATTGAATAAGACATCAAGACCTTGCTGACGAAGATAGGTTGCAAACGTATCTCCTCTCTCGTTGAGTTGTTTTGGATCAATGATAGATACCTGATAGAACGAAGTGGTTGCTGGTTCTAACAGATTCTTTACAATTTTATCTACTGTTAATCTTTGTGGTGCGACGGAAGCCATTTATAAATACATTTGACCTTATATATTATGTAGGCAAGATAATGGGAGAAAGTATAAAAAGTAGATATAAACCGTCTAATCCAGAGAAATAT